CTTTGAATATCTTTAGAAACATTATCATAGCCAAATTTCTTAACGATATTGGCAACAGGCATTTTAAATCTTCGATAAATAAAATCGATAAAACCTTTTTCGTTTTCTTGTATATAAATTTCTTTAATGTGACGTGCGCTAAATCTTATAACGTCATCTTTATCTTCTTCAATTAAAAGACATGCAGTTCCAAAAGCAATAAGGTCGTGGTAAACTTCAAAAACTTCCTGTTGAAAGTTCGATTTATTGAATGCGTCATACATTTTATTTGTACTGTCATCCAACCACTCTTTCGCCTCGTCTATATCATTTAGAGATCTTTCTTTAAAACGTAACGCAAACCATCTATTCGCTGAACTTGTTAGCATCCCATGTAAAGATGCAGCTAAAAGTTCTAATGCTTGCATTGCTGTTGCATCAAAAATAATTTGATGACGTTTATCGCCTGGAGATCTTTCTTTATTAATTTCAGATTTTCTTGGGAGACAATAATCTGAAACCTCTTGCCAATGACTTTCCCAGTTTCGTCTTTTGTTAATTAATCTTGATAAACTATCTTGTAGCTCTTGGGAGAGCTTTCTATATTCTTCTGATTGCATTAATTATCCTAATAAACTTTTGCTTGCTAAAGCTAAATCTTCGTCAACACCTTTACTCGATGTTAATATGGTTGCTCGACGACCTCGGCGATTAGTTGCCAATTTTCTTGCTTGAAAATCATCAACCTCTACAGCTGTTGGTCCTTTCGGAGCAGCTTGAACTGCAGCTTTTTGAATTTGAGGAGCCACAGGTTTTGGTTTTTGTACTATTGGCGCTACTACTCTTGAAACAAATCCTCCCATCTTTAACCTCCTAATAAACTTGGTGTTGATGTTGTGGCTTCAGTTGTTAATCCAGTTCCACCAGTTAAAATTGTTGATCTTCGACCTTTTCGAGAAATCTCCGCAGCTCTCAATTTTTCAAGCTCTGCTTTTTCTCTTTCAGTATCCTCGTATGAAGGCACATCCGTACTTGGCATTTCAAGTTGAGGAGGCGCTGGCATTGGAGGCATTTTTGGAAATAAAAATCCCATTATATTATTCTGTACCTATTATCTGCTGTTGTTTGCATATTTTGCCTAATAACCTTTTCTTCATTAAATCCAGTAGCCAGGACACGCATCGCATCGCAAGCATGGCTGGAAAAATCATGAACAGGTTTCAGTTTAAAAATACGCTCCTTATCACTAAATTTTCTATGATAATGTCTGAGCGCTGTTATTAATTTAGAACAGTTGTCGGTATCGAAATAACATCTTGGCAGCAGCATTTTAACTGCGTGAATACCATCTTCAATTTTAACTCTTGGAGCTATTCTAAATCTTATTTGCATTTGATAAGCCACCTCTCTGAGTGACTTTCCAGATGCAAAATCTGTTTGATCCAAATCGTGAGGACCTAAATGTTTGTCGTACACATAATCTTTTTGTTTTAAAATTTGTGCGTAATGAGGAAAAGCAAAATTTCGATCTTCCACATAATCAATAATATTTATTGCATGTCCAACATTTTGAAAGAACACAATGGATGTTGAGTCTGAAAATCCAATATCCCATGCTGTATTAACAGGAAAAGATGGATCATACGGAACTCGACATAATTGTTTTTTGTCATCCAAGGTTGAAATAACATCACCATAAATTGAACCGACGATGTTGCCAATAAAACTGCATTCAAATTCTTGGTTGTACTTTTCATTTCCCATGACGGCACGTGCCGCCGCTAATTCTTCATCGTCAATTATCTTTGTATCAGATGCCTTAGCTTTATATAAAAACCATTTAGGATCAGATTGTGCTTTCTGATAATAATCATAAAACAGATTATTCATTCCTTTTGGTGTTGAAACCAGAATTAATTTGCCTCGTCTATCACTTAACGCAGGAGTGATTACTTCATCGAGCAAATTTTGACTAACCTGTGAACATTCATCTACTACACAAGCATCCAGGTAGATTCCACGAATGCTATCTGGATTTTCGCTGGATAATAAACTTATCCTTGCGCCATTAATTAAATCACAACGCAGCTCACTTTCATTCCATTTTGTTCCAGGAATTTTAGCGGTATAAAATTTTAAATAATCCCAGGCAATCTTCTTGGCTTGAGAATAAGTCGGAGCAATGTAAGCAAGCCTCGGCGCATAATTCTTATTAGTCATCGCAGCTTTGATTAAAAAATTTATGCACATGACCGTTTTTCCCCAGCGGCGATGGCAGCACAAAACAGCGTATCTAAATTGCTCTAGACTTTTATGAACAAATGCTTGTTGCTTCCTTGGCGTATAAGGAATGACAACTTTCATTTATTTTTCTGTTTTAAAATATTTAATCCACTTGTGCTTAAATTTGTATAAAACAAAAGCAGCAATGATTATGAGTATAATTGTTTCTAGCATAATTTTTAATGTATCGTTGGAGGCTTATCCAAACGGTGATAGCTCATTCTAATTTTTGCAAAAACAAATTCGCAAAATTCGAGCATATCTTCTCTGTCTTTAAATCCGTGAAAACTGATAATCAAGCTACTGTCGGATCCCATACTGATAGCTTCAATGTCTGTGTACTTTGTTAATATATCCATAACCTTCGGTTCTATTTTTCCACCTTTTTTGCCAAGACCAAACGTTCAGTCTTGAGCTATAGGTTTCAATAATTTCTAAAATGGTGTCGATAACTTTGTTCATGTGTTTGTGTCTGGTTGATCGGTATATAAATGTATCTAATACGGCGACCTTATTTCGGTGTATGGTACTTCCTTTAAAATTACCTTTTTTCTCCTCTAGATCTTGATCAAAAGATACTGAAACCTTTGCTCTAACATTGAAACACTTTATCTTTTAAGCTTTTGGTTCAAGGTTTGGTTCAAATCTCTTCTTTATTTATTCAACGAACCTCATGATGAGTTAGGAACTCTTTTAATGTCCGTACAATACCGCTCTTTCTAAGCATTAGCTGGAGTAACATTAATCTCATTCTCATAAGTCTTATTCTCAGCAACATCTGGAACATTCCAAGTTATAGTTACATTCGTATCTTGTTTAATCTCTTGTTTATCTCCAAACATTGGAATTAGCTTTGAGGCTAACCAACGGTAATGTTGTAGTTTTAAGTTCACTACATAAGCATCTTTATGCGAGCAATTTTCTAGTTCTTCTATCATCTTATCAAGATAACCTTGAGCGCCTATTCTACGAGCTGTAATGATTTTATCAGCAAACGTTTTATCTGTTGCTATCCAATTATAAATTTTAGATAAGCTTGGCATTTCTTTTTGTCTGGCAATGGATGATAAAGTTTTACCATTCATTAACATTTCTATAATAGAACTAGAACTTGCTGTATCTAGCGGCAATTTTTTCATAATTTATGTTTTTTAAATTTCTTAAACTTTTTAATTTTCCTTGAAGAGACTTAGGACCTGTAGACCAGGCTCCATGAATACGGCAACGCACCTTACCATTTTTACAAAGTATGCCTTTACCTTTACATGGTCTTTTACCTTGTTTGGTTAAAGTCTGACATTGCAGCCTAGGTCTGTATTGATTTAAGTACACTATACTAAACTGTTTTGAATTTGATTTAAAAAAAAGAGAAAAAAAATACAGCTTGCTTTTATTGTTTTGAATTGAAACAGCTATCTTACTTCAATTATAAGGCTCTTCGCTTATTCGTCAAGTCTCTAAGATTTTCTTATGTGATATTTTTATAAATTTATTTGGAGTATATTAAATTCTGTAAGTAATTCTGTCTAACTTGTCAAACGGTATATTCTTTTTAACTTTATGAGCTAACAGTTCTAATATTCTCTCATACTTTAATCTGAGAGTTGTGCGATGAAATCCAAAATGTCTACCAAGTTTGGTCCACTTATGATGTGAAGCTCTTAACCAGAATAAACGACGAGCCATTATCGGATCCTCAGCTATATCTTCTTTAATCATTAGCAGCAGGTCAATACAAAATTCATACCTGGTCAACTGCTTCGGTGTTGCTCGAAGTTTTAAATTTCTAACGTAGTAACCAAAATCTTCTTTATCATAAGATGTTTCAATTAAAGAATACATCGAAGGACATCTACGGTTATTTGGTTTGGATAAAAATCTTTCACAGTAAACAGCATCCTCCAGGAGACGCTTGATTTGATATTCAAAATCAACTTGATCAATTATTGATTGGAGCTGTACGACGTTCTTTTTCATTTTTAAAGATCCAAGGATATTGGAATTGTTTTTCATTAAGTTTATTAAATTGTTCATCGGTTAAGGT